TTATGCGTTGCACCGTCCCGACCGTATCAAGCTTATCAAGGATTTGTCCCCATATATCGGCTGACGGCTTTTCAGTTGTGCCCGAAAAATCCGTTGCACCCATGCGGCAGGGCACGTCCGCCGGGGTGGATGTCCGGACGTCTCCGGCTGTCACGCCGATCCACACGCTGCGCACACCATGCAGCGCCGGCACCGGGCAGGTATCGCCCTCAAAAAGGACGTTTTCGCTGCGCCATTCGCCGCATCGGTTATATGCAAAAACGCCGATTTTGTTGTTGTGAGCTTGCCACTCGTCATCAAAATTAAATTTCACATTATAGTCACTGTTGCCGCACACGATGCAGGGCGGGTTGACCGCGCTTGCGGTTTTGTTACGGATGATGATGTCTATAGTCGGCATAAAATTATTCCTTTCGGTTTATGTTATCGGTTTGTCATTGGTGTCCGCATGTATGTCCACAGCGACATGCAGCGGTCTGATGCGGTTGACTGCACTGCGCAGCTTTGCAATACCGACCGTGTCGGAGCCTGCCGGAAAAACGATTGTTAACGCATTGACATTTTCCGTCAGCGTGTATTTTGCCTTACCCATGATTGCGACTATCAGGGCATCGATGGCGGCACGCGTAAAATCGCCAGTGCTTTGCAGTTTGTCGGTCAGCGCGGATACGTCCCCGTTGGCGGGCATGACGGTGTTAGGTGTGCCGATATACCGCCCACAGTGCATAGCCATCTGCATTGACTGATTTTGCAAAAAGCTGTTTTTTAAAAATCTCCGCATCTTGCCATGCGGGCTCGGTGCCCGCCGCTACGATTGCGTCTGTCACGTCCAGCGCATATGCATCCGATGTGTAGACGGCCGCACAATAAAATTTTTTGCGTTTGGCGGTAGGATTGCTCATGTTTTGCTCCCCGTGTCTTTGTCCGTGGCTGTCAGCGTCACTGTAAAAGTTGGTATGGATGATGATATGTCAAGGTCTGCCGTACTGCCGTTGATTTTGACGGCGGTAGCATCCTTTATGCCCGGTGTAGCCATCAAAAAATAGGTTATACGTGCAATTGTAAGTTTGTCAGTTTCGCCGTCAAACGCAATTTCGGCGATGTGCTTTTTCAAGCTATCGTTAAATGCCGCCGTCACTATATCTATCGTGTATCCGTCATACAGATCAACCGTTGCAGTCAGCGTTTTGGGGATATTTAGCGCAGCCAGGACTCGCACCGATGCGCCCAGCGGCCGTTTTGCACTAATATTATCGGCTATACTTTGATGTGTGGCATTGTCCATCGCGCCGAAAGTCGGCGTTGCGACAACAACGACGATTTGCCCTGCGGCATTTGTGCTTGCTTTTGCGTAGCCGCAGCCGGGCACCTCTAAAGCCCATCGGCGGTAGTCCGCTGCCGTGCCGCAGCCCGGAGCATACCGCAGGCGGAGTTGCAGCCGCCTGTACAGCTCGGCATCAGTTTCGGCATCCGCGCCGGCGGAAGTTTTTGAGTTTGTGACCGTCAGATCCTTTATCACGGCCGCCGGAAGCAGGTCGTTAGAGGGCAGCGTAACCGCGCCCGCCGTGGTACACTCCGCCTGAGCGGTCACCTTCGCGCCGGCTTTGATCGATACAGCGGCCGTCAGGCCGAAATTCAAACCCGTGCTTTGCGACTGCAAGAGCGTGCCCTTTGGCAGCGTCACTGCCGATGCCGCCGAGAGCGTGACTGTGATGACAGCCTTCGATGCGGGCTTCCTCGTGATGCCGTAGTCGGCGCAGCGCATCTCTAAGTATTCCCCACTGTCGGCGTTTGGGAACATAGCCGATTTTAAGGTGTTTATATAGGCATATA